GCTGTTTCGTATGGAACAACATCTGGAACTGCGGCACAGGGAAATGACAGTCGTTTGTCTGATTCCAGAACTCCCACTGCTCATGCATCTACTCATGCTGCTGGAGGCAGTGATGCAATCACAATCACATCTGCTCAAATCAGCGGATCGTTGACTCAAAATACGTCTGGCACTGCTGCTGGGCTTAGCTCAACCTTGGCTGTAGCAAGTGGCGGCACTGGCGTTACAACTTCCTCTGGAGCAAACTCAGTAGTACTGCGTGACGCCAATCAAAACATTACCGCAAACGCATACATCAACAACTTGGCAACAATTACAGCATCTGGTACGCCTGTTGTTTTGACTGTTGCATCTGCGCCCGTAAGTTTGGTGAACGGCAGCGGAGGCCAGACAATTCAACTGCCAAACGCTACCACTCTTCAAAACGGAACCATTTTTTCGTTTAATAACAATCAGTCAAGCGGAGCTATTTTGGTAAATAATAACTCAGGCACATTGATTGTATCAATTCCATCTGGCGGGTACACCACTGTGGTATTGTTGTCAAATTCTATAGCGGCTGGAACATGGGATAGACATGATCAAAGTCCATCCAACGTAAGCTGGAGCACTAACACGCTTGATTATTCCGGCTCTATTACAAGCGCAACATGGAATGGATCTGCTGTGGCGGTTAATCGTGGCGGAACAGGCGCTGCGACTCAACAGACAGCAATTAATGCCCTTACTGGAACGCAATCTTCTGGAAAATATCTGCGTTCAGATGGAACAAATGCAACACTAGATTCAATTCAAGCTGGTGATGTCACCGGAACAGTTGCTATTGCCAATGGAGGAACAGGGGCGACAACTGCTGGTGATGCGCTAACAAACCTTGGAAACGGTGGATTTAGATATGTTGAGGCAGTTTTAACAACAGCACTTGCTGGGACTGTTACTGGAAATACTTTTACGGCAAACTCTGCAGGCGTTGTTTCTCCAGATGGCTATACTATTGCTGTTGGGGATGTAATTATTTTTACATCTCAAGGTGGATCAGGCAATGTTCAAAACGGCCCTTGGGTAGCAACTACACTTGGAACTGTAAGCGTTGCAGCAGTATTTGTTCGGCCAAATTGGTTTACAGGCACAGTAAAACCAACAACTGTAATTGTTCGTTTTGGTTCAACTCGTTATCATAACGCATACAACATTACGGCAACTGCGACTGGAGATATTGTTGTTGGAACATCAGCACTTTACGTTAATCAAATTACTCAAAGAAGTTCCGCAAATGCTGGAATAGCAGCAAATACATATTCTGGCACGCAAACATTTGTAGCAGGGGCTGCAGGAATCGCACCAGCAAAATTTCAATCTGGGGTTCTTCAGACAAATCCAGCTGTCAATAGTGTTGAGTGGGATGGGACTAATGAATATCTGACAACTTGTGGAACATTCACTGGTTCAATATCTGGAACAACACTAAATGTCTCTGCATTAATTTCAGGCTCTGGAGTGATTCAGGTTGGTCAAACATTGACTGGAACTGGCGTTACTGCTGGGACAACCATTACGGGGGTTGGCACAGGCACAGGAGGCACTGGCACTTACACTGTCTCAATATCTCAGACAGTTGCATCTACAACGCTAAATTCTTACATTAGAACCATAAATGCCTCATTTCTGACAGGGGCTGCTGTGGGTGCTGGCGTTGTTCCGGCAACGGCAACTGCTATTGGACTTCCGGGTCAAATGGCATTTGATGGCACATCGCTTTACATTTGCACGGCTTCAAATACTTGGCGCAAAGCAACCCTTGCCACATTCTAAAAATGGACTGGATTAAAAACATCCTGCCAACCATTGGCAATCTTCTCGGTGGCCCCTTGGGTGGGGCTGCCGTGAGTGCCGTTGCTGGCGCTTTAGGCATCAGTGAGCCAACACAAGCCAAGATCGAGAAGGCACTGACATCTGGACAACTGACTGCGGAGCAAATGGCTGCGCTTCAGGCTGCTGATTTACAGCTTAAAACCAAGATGGCCGAGCTTGGCATCGAGGCTGAAAGACTTGCGACTCAGGATCGTGACTCTGCTCGAAAGATGCAGACCAGCGTGCAATCCTGGGTTCCATCTGTGCTGGCGTGTACGGTTACAGCAGGATTCTTTGGCATCTTGATTGGCCTCCTCACAGGCGACCTAAAGCTGTGGGAATCCACCACGCTCTCACTTCTCATCGGAAGTCTCAGCACGGCATTCTCGGCAGTTCTCGCGTTTTACTACGGGGCTAGTCATACGCCTACCGACACAAAGAAATGAGTCTACAGGATGAAGGATTGAACGTCTCGTTTATGCTTGCCGGGCTTTTTGGAAGCCTAATGTGCATGAGCAAGACGGCCTCCTTGCAAGTGAAACGGACAGTATTTGCGACAATTGGAGGCGCGGCCAGTGCCAACTATCTTACTCCGTTAATCTTGGACATCACAAAATTAGGACACTCTTCCAGCTATTCTCACGCAATTGCATTCATGCTTGGATTTACGGGACTCAAAAGTCTCGAATGGCTGACAAACCGATTTATCACAGAACCGGATGAACATACTCACCATAGCAAACGTCATCGCTAATGCAGTCGTAGTGTTTGCTGTAGCAGGGATGGCTATTCGCGTTTTTGGCAATCCAAACCATGAAATTCATTCGCATCCAAGATTGCTTTATATTCGTAAATTTATATCATCCTTGGTAATTTGCGGAGCAGTTCTTAATATCATAACTTTATCAACGCCAAGCTGGACAGAGATCGTTTTAAATTATGGGTTTGCGGTAAATTATCTTTATAGCCTCCACTACCATGACAGTACTTCCAGTTCCTCAAATACCAAAGTACCAGGAAAGATACTTAAACAGCATTCCTCCAGCGGGACTCGTCGTGTTGGAGTCGCCAAAAAGAATCCTTCCGCCAGCGGCAATGGACGGAAACGGATTGCCTCCTGACAAGATTACGCCTTACAGTGGAATCTATGATGAATCGGGAAGACTTCCAAAACCGGCATCAACGCTTACATTTCTCGCTCATGCTTGAGTCCAACATCGAGGAAATGGTCAAGGTAAACTTTGTAAACCTGGCCGCATTTATCGTCAGCATCAGCGATTTTTCTGAAATCGTTAAGCTGCTTGTGATGATTGCATCCCTCGTGTACACAGTCGCTAAGATTGTTCAGACAGTCCAAGAAATTAAACGAAAGTCCAAAGACAATGACTGATTTTGAAAAGGCTATGAAATTCACATTCGAGCATGAATGTGTGTATGTGAAAGGCCACTGGGGCGACATGAATTACGTCAAAAGCGAAAATCATGCAAAAGACCCCGGAGGCTTGACCAAGTACGGCATCGACAAAAGAAGTCATCCGAATGTGGATATTGAAAACCTAACGCAAGAACAGGCAACTGAAATCTACCGCAAGGAATACTGGGATAAATATCACTGTGATCAGCTTGAATGGCCACTGAATCATGTTCACTTTGACAACTGCATTAACACTGGAGGTGGTCAGGCAATTAAGTTTTTGCAGCGAGTTTGCCAAACAGTTGATGATGGAGCTTGGGGGCCAAACACAAAAGCTGCGGTTACTGCCGCATGTAAAGTTCGTGGAACTGAAACCGTCGCTCTTCAAGTGATTGAGGCAAAACGTGAGTTTTACAAGGCTCTTGCCAAAAAAGATCCCGAACAATACGGAGAATTTGAAGAAGGTTGGTTAAACAGAACAAACGACTTAAAAGAAACTATCGTATGAGCAAGTTAATGATTGCCCTTGGAGGAATGCTGCCATCCGCAGCAAAGCCACGTATATGCCCTGATTGCGGTGGAGAGATGCAAGGCGGAGAATGCTCCGATTGCGGATATGGCGGAGAAGATGATAACATGGAAGAAGAAGACGAGCAGGCTGAGACTCAAGGACTCCTTGATGCCAAGAAAGCTCTTCAGACAGCCATGGATTTGATTGACAGGATGATCGTGAAGAACTGCGACTAAAATGCCTGCGCAAATCCTGCAAGAAGTAGACAATAACTTCATTGGGATTAACTCGCGACTTGATCCGAGTAATCTCCAGCCGGGGTTTGCGCAGTCTGCCTACAACGTGCGCCTGCAACGAGGCACGGCACAGCCAAGAAAGGGCGTTAAACGCCTCACAGACACATCTCTAAACGCGCTGACTATGATTGGGTCAGGTGTGTATGTTAATCAACTTGGGCAGGACAATGTTGTTTTGGTTTTTACAGATAGAATGCATCTGTACAATACTGAGACAGGAGTGCTGTCAAACCCCTACATGTTTCCGTCTCAAACAATATCTGGGACAACATACTACAGGGGAATCGTTCAGGGTGGTGTGTGCGATGTCGTTCAAGCCCTGGATAAACTGTACATCTTTCGTGGGCAGGAAACAGAAACAAGATATGGCGCTGATGGGACAAACACTGGAGCAGCATTGGATTTAGTTTATCCAGCGGCGACGGTAGGGCAAATAATTGATGTCACTGCTACTTGGATTAATGGTTATACATCATCACATCCAACATATGTAGTTGGAGATGAAATAACAATTTTTAATGTAAACGATAACCAATATTCATTTGTTAATAATACATATATTGTTAAATCAGTTAATGGTAATAGTTTTACATTTAGTTTAACCAGTCAGCTTGCACAAAATCAATCAACGCACGTTTATGGTTGTGTTGTTAAGGTTAAACCTCCATTGATCTGGGATGGCTTATCTATTGCGGTTGCGCCGCAGACATCAATTATAAACAACGTACAGACACAATCTGGATACACAAAAGCTAATGGGTCTGTACCACCATCAGACTTTGGGTTGTATTTTCAGAACAGAATTGTTTGTAAGGTTGATGATCAAACTATTTGCGCTAGTGATATTTTAAGTCAAAACTTTGATTTAACTGTAAATACGTTTTACATCAATCTTGGTGGCAACGATTCAATAGTTGGCTTCTTGCCATGGGTTGACAACCAGTTTCTGGTATTCATGTCCAGATCAATTTACGTTGCCTATATTGATCCCAGATTTGACATCACAGCGCCAGATCAAAGCCAGATCACTGTAGTAACCACGCAGATCGGCTGCTTGTCACGCAAGTCTATTGCATCTGCTGGACAGTTTGTATTCTTTTTGTCTGGCAAAGGCGTCCACATGCTTACGCCTCAGTTGGACTTGAAACTAATTGGAAACACTCAGCCATTAAGCGAACCAATTGATGACTTCTTTGACAACGTAAACTTTGCGTCTGCCAAAACAACTGTTTCAAGTTATTACGATAACCGCTTTTTTATGGCACTTCCAATCAATGGAAGCACAAGGCCAAATGCAATTATCGTGTATAATACGTTAAATCAAAATTGGGAGTGCATAGATACATATCCAACTGGATTGTATATTGATGATTATGCCATTTGTCAGTACTCGCAAAAGAGACGACAAATGATTTTAACCCGATTCAGTGGCACTGGGACTTTTGGCGGAATCTTTTTGACGGAAGAGTACGAAAGCGGTGATCAATTTACGTC